CCATGTCCCGTGGGTCAAACTTCTTGTAGTATGCCTTTAACGCTTTGTCAAAGGTCGTCATCGTAGTAGCAGTTGCCATACGGATTCTCCTGTGTTTTCAGGCACTTGGTGCCTGTTGTCAGATTTAGGTTCCCCCCCGCATTTCTGCTTCTGCGGCGTGCAGTGCCCACTGTACCTTCTGCCGTGCCGTCATCTGCACGGAATCCGGGCTGGGTGCTGCCGGAGCAGCGGAAACCCTGTTTCGCAAGGTTCTTCTCTGACGGGTTCTCTGAGAATCCGATGTCGATTCCGATTTCTGGACATCATCGGTCTGCCCAAACAGGCGTTTCATCTTTGCGCTGCTCGTCAGCGCACGTGCCTGATCCTCGTAATAATCCTCAACATCTTGGAGGATCTCATGTTCAGGTTTAACAGTTCCAGATTCTGATGCAATCATTTTCTGCATTTCTATGATCGTAGGCCAAGCAGCGTCCCATTGTGCTTTTACCAGTTCATATTTTGGATCTGAGTCAACGATGCTCTTGAGGTTCCCAACATAGTCGTCTATCTGCTTCTGCTTCTCGTATGATTCCAACTTGTTGAGACGTGCCTCCAGTTCTGGGGTTTGTTTTGTTGTTTGCTTCTGAGGAGTCCCATTTTGCAGCACCTGGTTGGTCGCACGTTCATAATCAAACCCAACCTTTTTGAGTGCGCCCATCATGTCCCCCTGGTCAGCGGCATCCCTTGCTTCGCGCCACGGTTTTAGCTCCTCCCTGAGCCTCTGCAACTCGGATCGCTCCTTGTGCAGTTCGCGTTCCTTGCGTGTCAATCGGGCAAACGATTTTGAGATCCCAGGGTTCTCAGTTTTTCTAGCATCAGTGTCCGGGCTTGCGTCCATGCCGTCCTGGACTTCTTCTGCATGTGTCTCAGGTGGAGCAGCATCCAGCGCAGGTTCATCCACCGTTTCCTCTGCCTGATCCAGTTCTTGATCATCATCATACACCCCTTGTGATTCCAACCACTCTTGGACATCCGGATCTTGGACATCCGGAGATATCTCTGCTTCGGTTTCTGTGGTTTCTGTGGTTTCTGCTTCGCTCACGATGGTAGTCCCGTTTCCGTTGTTGCAATTTCACCCATACCTTGAGGAGGTGTCAAAAGGGGCGCCCCTGCTGCTACTGACTCTGGCGGAGGCATTGCAGGTCCAGGTGCCTCTGGTGTTGCTCCTGGGGGTTGTTGTGCGGTCTGTAGCATCGCAGAGCATGTGTCGATGAATTGTGTCATCATCTCCAGTTTTGTCCCCTCCAGCCCATCCTGCTGCCCCTCCAAGTATGCAATCGTCATGCGTTCTTTTGCAAACATCAAGTCCATGTAGGGTTCTGGTGCGTGGTAGGTCTCAGACTCGAGGATCTCTGATATTCTCCACTCCATATCCCGGTCCAGGGTGTCATAGAGTGACGTCACCGACTGGAGGTCTGGAAAGTCCAACAGTCGTACAATGTGATCTCGTTGTGTGATGATCCCGGATTGTATCAATTCTGTCACTGCTGCAAGACGCCCGGCTGGAGTGGACGGCAGCAGCGACGTGGGATACGCTTGCAGTATGTAGTCAGACTCCCCCATGTTAATCTTTTTGAAATCCATCTCTCGGAGGGAGTTATTCTTAATCCCTTTCACGGGGAACGATCCGGTGTCCTCCACGATTTCTTGTGCAAGATCCTTAAACCATGCCGCAGCATCCATAAAAGCGGTCTCATAGCGTTGGGCGATATTGACAAACCGTTCTGTCTCAATATCGTGATACGTCCGTAGTGCTGCTCCTGATTCCAATCCGGGGGGTTTTTTTCCGGTTGCCGCTAGTTCTGAGATCCCAGCGATTTCATACGCACGTTGGTACAGCCGATCCAGGTGTGCGTAGACCTCCGGATGCATCGATGTTGGCGTGTACGAGATTGGAGGTTCTCCGACATAGTTGATGATGGTCCCAGGTTGATTCCGGAGGTGCGAGTCCACAACCCGAGATCCTGCTTGGACGTAGATCCACGGGACTGCCAGCAGGTGCATTGCTTGCTGTATCCTCAGTGCGAGTTTGTTGATCTCCATCTGGATTGGGCGCAGTTGCTCCACCAGTGATTGCCCGGCAAACCCGACTCCAGCGTCGCCCCACTTCAGAAACACAAATGGATAGCGGTTGTAGTTCCACTCATCGTCTGACAACACCAAGGATCCCATAGAGATCACGTGTCTTCCGTCGGCTGCACCAGAGATTGACGGGAGATGCCAGGACTCACTGCACTCCACCATGTCAGTATCGTGTGCATGGTCTCCCATGCTGGGGTTTTGGTTGGCCCCCTGCTCCGAGTTTTCCCGGATCTCGGTTTCAAACTCCGGGAATGTCAGACACATGGTCTCCAGGGGCACCCGTTTGACCTGGTGCATTGCCGGAGGTTGGTCTGCAAGGTATGCAGCATTCAGATCCCACCTCAATTCATTGGGCCAAACACGCTCCACAAACAGTCCGTCTCCCTCTCGTCCAACTTTGAGTGCAGCAACATCAAAGATTGCTGCATCCCGGAAGATTCTTGGCATCTGCTCGTAGAGACCCGTCTGGTGAAAAATCCCCTCCATGATATCTGTGAGTCGTAGCGCACGTGTTCTCAAGTTATAGTCTCCACGCTTGGTCAGGTACATTGGCCTGGGGCGGGATTTCCCTACACGTGAGACGATTGTATCCACCATGTTCTGTGCAACATTCAACCGGATGCGAGTGTCCTCTCCTCCTCGCGGCATCTGCCTCAGAGAGGGGTCGAGACGGTCCAACGACTCGTAATCTCTGGAGGTGTAGAGACGCAGCATGTCCCTGTTTGACTCAATACGTGCAGAGTGATCCTGCTCCAGTTGTTTGAGAGTTTGCTGGAGCAACAACCCCAACTCCTCTCCTTCAGATTTCCACCAAAACATCATCAGAGTTCTCTATATTGGTTTTCCAGTGCGTCAACATCCTGTTTGGTCGCGGGTTCCAGTTCTTGGTAAAACGTCAATTTAACTCCATGCCCCTCAAATGTTGCAACTCGGTGACCTTTCAGGAATGCAACAAGACGCTCGGTATCGTCCAAGCTGGGACGCTTACGCAGCACTCTGCCTCATCTGCTGTTGTGCCATGATCTGTGCAATCTGCTGGTTCTGCTTGGTTTTCTTCTGCTCAAGTTGAGTGAGGAAATCATCAGATCGAGGGTTGAACAATCCAATGTTTCCCGTTGCACTCTTTATCTGTTTTGGATCAAAGACAATCACCTCAAACGAGGGTTCATCATCATATGCCCCAGGGAGTCCGGAATGCTCAAATACTGCCCCATCGTATCCTGCGGCGGACAGGAGATCTGACACTCCTATGTCCATGCCATCCGCCCAGTTTCGGATATGCTGCTCCAGTTCCCGTGTCATCCCTGCCCTAGCACGTGAGACCATCCTGGATCGCTCGGTTTTTGTCATCGATTTGCCAACAACCTCCTCCAGCTTCTGGAGGTCATCAACATCCAGATAACGATACAAGAACGGATTTTTCATGTTGACATAGACTGGGATAAGTTCTGGAGAAAAAGGCATCGCGCCCAATTCAGATTCCTTCATCAACACCTCTGCCATAGAATCTTCATACTGTTCTTCGGCATACTGTCTTAAACCGTCTGCGGTCTCAGGGTAACCCGATTTTTGGAATCCCGAATGTTCAAAATTAACCTCTTCCAAGATTTCTCCAAGCTTCCCCTTGGAATCCACTGAGTACACTTTTGCAACTGGACCGGAGAAATCCGTTGCAACCTCACCACCTTCTAAGCGTTCCGCATAGGACGACGCGAGGTCTTTGTCGTTGGTGAAGTAGAACCCTTCACCCCACCATCCGTGGTCACGTGTTTGTGCAGTCTCAGGATCAAACTTTGTTCCTGCAAACCGTGGGGATCCGTGGTAGAGAACGAGCGGTTCTTTGTCTTCAGAGTAAGGACCATCTTTGAGATACCCCTCTGTGATCACAGACGGTTCCTTCCCTGGTTTGTCATTCTGGAAATCCCATGTCCACCAGCGGTCAAAATTATGCTGACGCTTTTTGGGATCAAGGATCGGCGGGATCACATCCTTTGCACTCTCATAATCTTTGAGCGCATCCTCAAATGTGATTGACGCCGCATCCGCAGGGAACGTCAGCCCTTGTCTTTCGGGGAGGGCACGGGTGTGGATTGCCCAGTCTGGGGGGGCACCTCCGGAGGAGATCCTGGACTGAACCTGACTGATGACAGATTTAAGAAAGGTCTCAAATTCTGACCTGTGACGATCTCGTAAGCGGTCCACACTTTCTTTTCCCGCTCCTCCTGCGGCTTGGATCCTAAGTAGGTAACTTTCGCCATTGTTGTCCTTTTTCCAATCGTTTTTACGGACTCTTACACTAACATCCTCAACTGCAATGTCAAACTCAATCGGCGGGATCCCTTGTATATCAGGAAATACTGCATCCAGCGAGTCCTGGATCCTCTCGTTATTTGCGTCTAGGTACTCCCTGATCCCCTTCGGGATTGACTTCTGCCACGTGACTTGCTGAGCCGGGTATGTTTGGGATCGTTTAAAGGGTTT